CTGAGCAGAGTGCCGTGTACGCATCGCAGTGGACCGATCACTCAGCCCACTGAACCAGAACACGGCAGTGAGATACTTTCCCACTAAGGGCCGAAGCCACCACTATACCCGTGACGGGGTGGTAACGGAGCCACCGGGTGTAGGTCACCGCCCTGGACCTTCTGGCGCCTCAGGAAAACAGACCGCGCATCCTCGACGCTGCGTTGCCTGCTGCTGCCGCTATCGTCGAGGATAGCCTCCCAACGGCCATCAAGCCGTTGGCAGCCACCCACGCGGCATGCGCATTCGCTGAGAGAGCCTCGTAGCCCGCGTGCCTGAGGAAATCGGTGGCGTTGCCGGATGCCCGCAGGGCCAGCATCACCGCCCGATAACCTCTCAGGACCGCGGAGACCACTCCGCCCACAGCCACGAGCGTGATGACCCACATCACCGCCCGCACCGACGCCCTCACCACGTCCCCGGGGAGCCCGAGGGCGTAACGACACCACAGAGCCGCGACCATGATACCACCGCAGGTGACGAGACCAACCGCCAGGGGCACCAGGACAGTGAGGAACAATGAAGCAGTCCAAACCCACGCTGCGTAGGCAAGCGCCATGTCCACGCCTGCAGTGACGGCCCACGCGGCGGTGGCCCAGGCGCTGATGGTACTCGCCCTCGCCTCCGCCCACTGCGTTGCTGCCTTCACCTTGGTTTGTTCCGCCGTCTTCCTCACCGCCGCAACCGTGTCGCGGGCCAACTGGCGGGCGCCGTCGTACTTCACGAGCACGACTCGCTTAACGCCATCGGCCTTCTCAGTGTAGAGGGACCGGAAAGCATCACCGAGATCGATTATGCGGTCCTTCGACATCCGCACCATCTGGTCCCATCCGTGGACGACGTCCGCGGAGACCCCGAGGCCATCCGCGACTGCCTGCTCCAGCACTTTGCTCTCCCCCTCCTCGAGCTTGAAGTCCATCTGCCGCCTCACGCTGAGGTCGACCATGTACGACAGCTCAATGCCGTTGGAGTCGTAATCACGGAAGTGCTGCTGCCACACCCTCCGGATCTCGGCCGCCAGGAGATCGCGCCTAGAGGTATCTCGCAAGATCGCGAGTGTCTCCTTAGCCTTGTCCCCCAGCACGTTGATTACGTGCCTCGCGAAAGCCCCAACAACAGGCACGTGAGCGTACAGGATAGCGTACGACTGCGCCATCGAGTACTGGAGAAGTGCATCGCGGTGATTGGTCATGGTGTCCGGCTGAACCCAGTACATCATCTTGGCGAGCACAGAGCGCACATCCGGGAGGTTAGCGATGCCATTACGGCACATCACCAAATGCTTCCGGCAGAACTCAGACGCCGCGATCGAGGCAGTGATCTTCGTCTTCATCATCAAACCTAGCTTCAGGTACATCGCAGCCATGCCGGCCGCGATTCCATCGGGTAGTTCGAGCACGACGTCATCACCCTCGAAGACCCCGAGACCATCGCGCAGCATACTGTACGTACCAGCGCGAGCGGCCTCCCTCACCTGCTCCATCCCCGCTCCCTCAACCTCCATGGCGACAGCTGGTTCCTGGTGACCCCGAGAACCAAGCAGCGCCGCGCAGCCCCCCGTGAGACAGATTGAGGTAATCATGTTCCCGATGGAGGTGAGCAATTCGCCTGAGCGTCTGATCGAAGGCAGCACGAGCGTCATGAGGGCTGAACTTACCGTCCAGCCCTCCGCCTCGAGACCATCGAAGACTGCGAAGAAGTGGCGCGCTTCGGGCTTCGCGTGGGCCCCGTCCCCGAAACGGACGAAACCCAGCACATCCCTCTCTGCGTTATGGCGGACATCACCGGTAACCTGGCTTTCGAAAGAGCTAGCGTCCTGCTCCACAGCAACGACCCCGGGATGACCGGGCTTCGCCGCAAGAAGCTCACGCTGCTCCCCCTCAGACAGTCCCTTGACCGTCAACCCCCTCACGGCCTTCGTGTAGGCCTCACAGGTCATCCCAAACGTGTAGTTCAGGTAAGCCCGTACCCTGATCGCGGGCGACACGATGAACCGTATCGCCTTCTCCTGCGTCGTGGGATAAAGCTCCGCCTTTATAAAGGCCTTGAACCCCATCATCATGGCCAGAATCTTCTTCTTGACCGCGAGTGCCTGCGAGGAGGTCGGTTCGGCTCCCGCCAGAACCTGGGCATCGTTGCGCGCTTCCGTTGCCCCTGCCATGTATTCCTCCCTCGACGCAGCATCGCTGAACTGCTCCTCCGCGCGGCGCTGACAAGCAGCCATCGCGCCGTCCTCGGTGAAGTCAGCCCGAATAAGCTTCTCCCGAATGTAGTCCTTCAGACCCTGGGCAGCACCCTGCAACATCTGCTCGAAGCAAAGCGGGCGCTTAGGAAGCTTAATCGCGAGGCGCTTCACTGCCGCGGCCGCTACAGCCTCCGGTGTGTTCGCGCCCGATGTGTCCGGCACGACGCCCACTATCGAAACAGGGAGCAACCTCGCCCCGAGTTCCTTGAGACCAGTGGCGCCACGTGCGTAGACCTCGGCGGCCTCGGACATCGTCCGACCCAAGAACGCCCGGGCCGCCTGTCCTGCGTTCTGCTTCTTCGCCACTGCCTCAGCTACCGTATCGGCCCACTGCGTGGGGAACAAGTCCTTGAACGCGCAGTTGTACGGGCACGCGTAGGTCCCCTCGGCCAGAGGCTCTCCACCGTGCGCCACAACGAAGCGCGTAAGCTCCTTCTCCATCAGCTGGCCCATGAGGCACATCCCCTGCGTAATTCCCGCCCCCTGGAGGAGGTGCAGCGCAGCGAAGAGATTGTCGGTGATCTCCGAGTTCGTGTCCAGCAGCAGACTCGGGATCCTGAACTGCGTGTTCCGCGACCGATACACCCTCACCTGCGGCAGCAGCTCTCCCATGGAGAAGAGAGCGGGGTGCGTTGCGCGGAATGCGCAGAACTGCTCGTAGGGAACAAGCGACTGAGCCGTCTCGTAGCCACCCTCGAGGCGCCCCCCGAATCCATATGAATAGATTCGGACCAGGAAGCGGAGGGTGACGGACTGTCGCCTAGCGACGTAGTCCAGCATCTCCCGCTCCAGCTGAGGCACATTGGCGGTCCCATTCACGACCTTGCTCGCCTGCTCCTTTATTTCTCCGTCCACCATGGCGTAGTGAGTCTGGATCCTCGGGTCGTCGTAGGTCACGACTCCCTCAAAGATCGCCTCAGCCACGCGGTGCGGTATCGGAAACAGGGAGAGCTCAGCCCTGTCACGCGCAACCTCAGCGAACTGATTCATCAGCTCGTGGGCGCCACGTATCGGATGGAAGAAGAAGTGGGGCCGACCCTGCAGCGAGTCATCCATGTCCGCGATCACCGAGGGGATCCAACGAAGGATCTCGTCCTCGACGACCACGTGCATGTCCTCGTCCTCTTTCTTACGGAGTGCTGTGGCTGCTAGGATGGCGTCCTTGTCCGCCTGATCCTTCGCTGCCTGAACCGCTGCGTCTGCGTCTGCCTCCCCGCGAGCGCGCTCAAGTTGATCTCCGATGGCCCTGGCAACCAGAGCCTCGGCCCTCACCTGTGAGTGCTTCGCGGCACGCTTCTCTGCGCGAACCGGTTGGCCCGGAGGGCCCAACCCGCGCACCGAAGCAGCAGCACCTGGGTCGCTCGACGTCAGGTCCGCCCTTCCCCTCTGCTCCCATCCCAGCAGATCACGCCCGCTTGCCGGCGTGCTGCCAGATCGTTTCGGGCCCGGCCCAGGGTTGATCTCCCCCCCCGAGATGAGGTAGTCCGTGACGAGTTGTGCATCCCCTCGCCTGCGCGCGAACGTGCGCTCGCGCGTCTTCTCCCTCTCTCGCTCTCTTTCCTCACGGTGGAGCTCGCGTTGACGCTCCTTTGGAGTGAGGTCGCGTCT